ACACTAAAAAGCAACCAATGTTCTTTGGAAAACCATTAGGTATTCAAAGATACGATTCTTACAAGTATCCAATTTTTGATAAGTTAACCACTCAGCAGTTAGGATATTTCTGGAGACCAGAGGAAGTTTCTCTCCAGAAGGACCGTGCTGATTATCAGACATTACGTCCAGAGCAAAAGCATATCTTTACTTCTAACTTGAAGTATCAGATTATGCTTGATTCGGTTCAGGGTCGTGGTCCTGGTATGGCGTTTATTCCATACTGCTCTCTTCCTGAGTTAGAGGCATGTATGGAGGTCTGGGGGTTCATGGAGATGATCCACAGTCGTTCATATACTCATATCATTAAAAACATCTATTCAGATCCTTCAGATGTGTTTGACCACATTCTGAATGATGAACGCATTGTTGAACGTGCGATGAGTGTGACCGAAGCATATAATGACTTTATCAATGCAGCACATCATTATGATAGTAGTAATGATTGGCAACACGCATTAGAAGGAGTCTCTTATGCACAAGAATCAAGATATGAACTCAAACGCAAACTCTTCAAAGCAGTTGCGAATGTTAATATCCTTGAAGGTATTCGATTTTACGTATCATTTGCTTGCAGTTTTGCTTTTGGCGAACTCAAACTTATGGAAGGAAGTGCAAAGATCATCTCATTGATTGCCAGAGATGAGAATCAACACCTTGCTATTACTCAGAATATTCTGAAAAAGTGGAGAGAAGGTGATGATCCTGACATGGCAAAAATCTTCAAAGAAGAAGAGCAGTGGTTAATCAATACTTTTGAGAACACTGTAAATCAAGAAAAACTTTGGGCAGAGTATCTGTTCAAGGATGGTTCGATGATTGGTCTCAATGATAAATTGCTTCAGCAATATGTGGAATGGATTGCCAATCGTAGAATGAAATCAATTGGACTGAAACCAATCTATGACGTACCCGCAAAGAATAACCCACTCCCCTGGACGGAACATTGGATTTCGTCGAAGGGTCTCCAAGTTGCTCCTCAGGAGACGGAAGTTGAATCCTACATCGTCGGAGGAATCAAGCAAGACGTTACCGAAGAAACCTTTGCAGGATTTAGTCTCTGATTCATATGTGGCATATAGAGAAGCAGCAAAATCTGATGCTTTTCTATTCGGTGATTATGATGGGTATAAAGCATTTGAAGAATTAGATCAAGAGGATTCCTAAGGGGGGTCCTTTTTTTATAAATATCCTTATAAAGGGTAGTTTAGAATTAAAATGAAAGCTTTATCGCAGTCCGAATACGGAGAAATCAGAAGTCTGTATGAGAGCATGTATGCTTCTGAGGAAGTGATTACAGAAGAACTTATTGATGAGATTATTGATGAGTTAGTAGAAGAACTCATCTCAGAAGGAGTTGATGAAGAAGAAGCATACTCTCTGGTAGAAGAAGCAACTGATACTTATATTGATGAAGCAAAGGTCACTTTTGGTAGTGATACTGCTCCTATCAGAAAGTCTGGTGCTCCTGTAGGGGCAAGAAGAAAATATGGAATGAGAAAGGCAGCAGATGCTCTGCAAGGTGCTAAGAAAGTAGCAGGAAGTGCATACAAGACTGCTAAATCAAAAGCAGCTGGTGCCGCAGTGGACGTTGCTGTGGCAGGTAGTATGGCAAAGAAAAAGGCAGGTGAAGTTAAAAAGGCAGCACAAGAAGCACCTGGTAAAGCAAAAGCAGCAGTCACCACAGCAGCATCGGACGCAAAGAAAAAAGCAAAGAGTGGTATTAAAGGATTCATTAAACGTCAGGCACAGAAGGTTGTGAGTCGTATGAGTGAAGAGAACGTAGAAGAACTCTATAAGGGTAAGCATGGTCAGACTGAGAAGCAATATCAGGACAGCAGATCTGATGCAGGCAAGATGGTCTCTGGTGACTCTAAGATGAGTGGATCCAGGTATGCTCAAGGAAGAAGAACTAGTAGTGATGCTGGTCCTCAACCTGCTGGTGGGTCTAAGAAGCCAGAAAGTCAGGGTAAGATGGATAGAGGATCACGCATTGATCTTCAGTTCCGTAAAGCAGCACTGAAGAAAGAAGAACTCGAAGCAACCGGTCTCTTTACTGTAAAGGAGATTGAAGCACTTGTAGAGTCAGAGAATGTTGATGAAGCAATGAGTTCTTATGATAAAAATCGTAAGAGAGCAGCACAAAGAGCAGCAGATAGAAATGCTGCGAGAGCTGCTGGTAAGACTGGTGTAGTTCCTGGTGTTGGTTATGTAACTCCTAATAAGGAGAGAGAAACTTATACTGACGAGAAAGGAACCGTTCGTCATAAGTCTGGTGCTAAAAACGAGTAAGTAATATAAAACTTACATAATACTTTAGAGAGGACTTGACAGGTCCTCTTTTTTTATGTAGACTAGGTTTGTCCCCGTTAAAGATAAATAATAGCTCATAAGATACTATATCATGAGTTATGAAAATTCTTGGATATACGATAATGAACCTTTTGAGTCTGCTGCTATTGGGAACTACTTTGGCTTTGTTTACTGTATTACCAATAAGACCACCGGTAGAAAATACATTGGGCGAAAGTATTTTTGGTCGTTCAGAACCCCTCCAGGAAAAAAAAGAAAAGTAAAACAAGAATCTGATTGGAAGAAGTATTATGGTTCTTGTCCTGAGTTAAAGGAAGATATAAAAAAGTATAACAAAGAGATCTTCAGTAGAGTAATACTAAGTCTTCATGAGAGGAAAGGAGATTGTAACTTTGAGGAGACCAAGCAGTTGTTTCTAAATAATGTGCTATCAGAGGCACTTGACAACGGAGCACCGGCATACTATAATAGCAATATTCTCGGCCGTTACATGCGGAAAGATTATGGAAACTTTGGAAAAGACCTTGCAAGTAACCCATGACTGGGCAGTTGATAGACTGCACATTCTCTGTGACATGAATACGGATGATGTGCTAAAATCTGTAGAAGATGCTCATGCGATCCAGTCAGAGTTTGCCGAATGGTTAGACCCCAATCTTGAGGATCATGAAATTTACTCACTCGAATATCTTGGAGACAATGATTAAATCACTTTTTGGAATTGGACTTCTTGCAAGTGTAGTTGCAATCCCTTCCCCAGAACCTGAACAAATCAAAGCAAAATTAGAAACAGAACCTGTAGAAGAAATTATTATAGAGGAAGAGACTTGGAAGTGTCCTAGTTGTACTCCTAATGAACAAATTGTTCTAGCAGCACTACAAGAGCACACAAATATCTCTGATCGTAATGCGCTTGCTACAATCATGGGAAACATTCAGCAGGAATCAAAGTTCATTGCTAATATCTGTGAAGGTGGTGCTCGCATTTCTTACTTGGAATGTAAGAAAGGTGGGTTTGGTTTAATTCAGTGGACTTCTATCGGACGTTATAAAGGTCTTGGAAACTTCTGTGCCAAATATAAATGCGATCCATCTTCTCTTGAAGGGCAAGTTCGTTGGATGATTAATGAACCTATCTTCCGACGTGTTCTTCCACAATTTGAAGGTGGTGGACAAACCGTATCTTATTACATGAGACCTGCATATACTTGGTTAGGTTGGGGTATTAAGGGTAACCGAGAACTTTATGCATATGATTACATCAAGAAAATGGTATTAGTATGATTTTAAGATCTATTAAAAAAATACTTAATAAAACTATTCCTGCTCCAAATTATTTGAAAAATGACCCTTGGTTTGGTTCGGCAGTTTTATCTAATTCTCAAATGACTGTTAGGGAAGCATATGAACATGCAGTATCTGACGGTCAATTGTTGCCTGAAGATGATATAATAGAACCAAAAGATATTCATGAGGTAATATATAATATTGCTACACGTAGTCAAAAAACAACAATCCAACTTGACCCAACTTCACAATTTGGAAGTGGTTCTGAAAATTTTCAGGAAGGTTGGCAATCTGAAACTAGTTTAGGACAATTTAGATGAAAAAAATTATTGCAAGTTTACTGGCATCTGCAGCATTAACTACTCCCGTTTTTGCAGATCCACTTAAAGATAGTGAATACTTCACTATGCATTCTATGGGATGTATGCTTTTACAAGAGTGTACAGATGAAGTTGAGGAAATTACTAGTATTCTAGATATTTCTAGTCAGTATTCCAATACGGATTCTTTTTATCCTGTTGCTACTGAATTTAATAATATGATTAATTCCCTTAATATGATTGGGGTTAATGTATTTTTGGCAGATCAAAAATATTTTCCTGTATCTCATAGAGGTGTTTATCATACTGTAGGTAATAACTTCTTCCTCAATAAAGCATTCATGGGTCGTCCGAGTGTATTGATGAGTGTGATGCGTCATGAAGGATGGCACGCGGCACAGGACTGTATGGCAGGCACAATTGATAACAGTATGATTGCTATTATCAAACCTGAAGATGAGGTTCCTATGCTCTGGCGTGATATGGTAGAAAGTGCATATCCCGAAAATTCATGGCCATGGG